GCACCTACCAAGTGCAGATCAAGAGATAATTAGCGCCCGCTTGCAAGGATATACGGATACTGAGATAGGCGATAAGCTTGGCAGGACTAAACAATCTATATCGTGGCGCAGAGGCAGATTGAGGCAAAATGTGGCATAAATGAGTACAACAGCACAAAAACACAGGGATATTGCCAGAGCCTATGAGAAGTGGCTCAATATCCATGAGTCTATAGCATCCAGAAACAGTCCAGACCCACTAATAGCTACAAAACTATTCGACGCCTTTTGTGCTGGTTATGAGGCAAGGAGCAAAGAAAATGACAGAAAATAAGCCAGAAAATAAGCCAAAGCGTAAAGTCGGTGGAGCGAGAGAAGGAGCTGGCAGACCTAAACGCGAAGTATCTGAAGAGGACATGATTAAAGTAGAGCAGTACGCCCTGGAGAACTGCCAAAATGCTACCATCGAAGGGCTGATGGGGTGGCCGAATGATTTTATAAATAAGAGACCTGATATTTCGAAGCGTGTCAAGGAAAAAAGGCAAGAGCACAAGCGTTTGATACGCGAAAGCCAGTTTCATCAGCGTAAAAACCCTGTTATGGCGATATTCTTAGGGAAAAACGTGCTCGGCCAGACAGACAAGCAGGAGCTAACCGGCAAGGACGGTCAGCCACTGGCTCCTCTCCACATCACAGTACTACCACCCTCGGATTCAGCACCAAATACCACAAATGTACTGAATACAGGAGATAAGCAGTGATATGTCAAGGATATACCCTTGTTTTTGAGCTAATAATGAGGGTAGTTATTAGCATTGCTTATGCGTTGAGACGTTGTATTCTCTCGAAGGATTCGAGCCAATCGCCGCTTTCCTTGAGAAGGGCCTACCCCGAAGGGGAAATGGCGGAAAAAAGTATGTGTATCATCATCCCCGTTATCTATATCCACAAAAAAGGGTTAATATAGGTAATGCCGTTAATAGCCACCCAACCTGCCATTTGGAAACCTGAGTTAAGCAGGAAGCAGAGTGATGCGTGGTGGGCGTTACAATCGGACGTTGTGGAGGAGGTATTATATGGTGGTGCAAAGGGTGGTGGCAAGAGTTGGTTTGGTTGTCACTGGATGTATTTTGAATGTTACGAGATTGCTCGCAGGTACGTACCGGAATCTCGCAGGCATCCGATACCTGTAGCATTTATGGGTCGTAAGGTAGCGAAGCGTTTTAAGGAGACGACGTTAGATACTTGGAAGCGTTTCATACCGGCTGACAGGTATAGTATTAAGGGTGATCCGGCTGAGATAACTATAGCGGACAGGGTTTTAATAAGGACGGGGGGATTAGATGACAGGGATGATGTTGAGAAGTTCAATTCAGCCGAATTTGCGCGGATATTCATAGATCAGGCTGAGGAGACTATGAAGGACGACATTTCTGTAATGCGGGCGTCTTTACGTTTGACTATAGGCGGTCGTCGTGTTCCGCCGAAGGTTTTGTGGACTGCGAATCCCCGTCAATGTTGGTTGAAGGAAGATTTCATAGATAATCCGACGCCTGAGCGGGTATTTATTAAGGCTTTACCCACTGACAACACGAAGATGGATGGTTTGGACGCTTATTTGAAGAAGCTGAATGATGCTTTCAAGCACCGTCCTGAGTTGTTAGCGGCGTACTTAGAGGGCAAATGGGATGCTTTTGAGGGTGGGGATCAGTTGATATTAAATCGTTGGATTGACGACGCTTACAACAATGAGACATACATTGCGGACACGGGCAAGCTGATTTCCTGCGATCCATCGCGGTTTGGCGATGACGAGACGCCTATTTTCTTAATGGAAGGCACTGATATTGCGGACAAATTGATTTTAGGCAAGGCATCTACGGTAGTTGTTGCTGATGCTATAGTCGATATGAGCCGTCGGAATGGCCATTGTCCGGCCGTTATTGATTCGATTGGCATTGGAGCCGGGGTCGTGGATTCATGCCGCGAGAAGGGTGTTTCTGTAATAGAGTTCAACTCGGCGGCGGCTTCGCAAGAGAAGGAAAAGTACTATAATTTACGTGCTGAGGCTTGGTTTAAGGCTTCTAAAGACTTTTCGGAGCACAAAATACGCCTAACTCTGCCAAATACAACTTTGAGGAAGCAGTTGGTAATACCGACCTATTCGTTCAGGAATGGAAGGATTTTGGTAGAGGACAAAAAGGATATTAAGAAACGGCTTGGCGGCAGCAGTCCTGATTGGGCTGATTGTTATATCATGGGTTTATGGGCGAGGAGCGAGGCTATGGGCCGAACGGGCCTTACGGTACAGCAGTGGAGAGAGTTAAAGAAGCATTATGGCTACTGAGCATGACAGAAAATCGGATTTTGACGCGGCATATCAGCAGGCGGCTTCGCATTGGAGCGGCTGGCAGGCGGTGGCGCGGAGCGATTTAAGAGTTTACGCCGGCGATCCGTGGAATGGCGAGGACAGGAGGATTGCAAAGGCCCGGAACAGGGAATTACTGTCGTTTCCGCAACTCAGAAGGGTAGTAAAGTGGCTTGCCGGTTATGAAAGAGACCACAGATTGAGTATTACCTACGATCCGATGGAGGGCGGGGACTTAGAAACAGCCTCTCAGTTGAATATGGTCGCTTTATGGGCCTTGCAGCTCTGTAACGGCTATAATGTGGTTTCAGACGCCTTTGAAGGGGCGTTAAAAACGGGTATTAACCTCGTAAACGTTTATAATGACCGGAATATCAACACCCGATTTGAAAGATTCATGTACCATCAGTTCCTTTTGGATCCTACTTTCACCAGGGTAGACTTACAGGACTGTCACTACGGCATTTTAAGAAAGTACGTCGATGCGGCGGCGGCGAAAATGCTCTTACCGGGTAAGGAGAGCTTCATAGACAGCCTCACAGGCGGTCAGGATGAGAAGTTCACGAATTATCCGCGCCCGGCGATGTATGGTGAGAAATTACTTGCCTACGACGAGTTCCAAAAGAAGGTAACTCGTAAAAGATACGTTCTGACCATTGTGCCGACACAGGATGAGCTTGTTTTTGATACCAAAAAGCAGGTTGAAATGACTTTGCGGCGCATGCTCGAAGCGGGGATAAATCCCAATATATTGACCGTAAGGCAAAGGTGGGACCCTACTGTCGAGGTTGATGTATTTCTCAATGGTAATGAGGTTTCTCACGCGATAGACCCCTTTGGTCTGGACGATTTTTCTTTCGCCCCGATAGTAGCGTATTTCGACCCCGATTGCGAGCGGAGCGAACAGGCTTTACAGAGCGTGATTAGGCAGTTGATAGACGCCCAGAAGGCTGCTGATAAGAAGATGATGTCTATGATTGCCTGGATAGAGCAGCAGGCCGGGGCGGGTCTGGATTACGAGCAGGGGGCATTGGTTGACGATAATGATGCTTACGTTACCGGCAGCGGCAAGCCGAGATTGTTTAATAAAGGCGCTTTGGAAAACAACCGCGCTCGGGACAGGGTTGTTCCGGATATTCCGCAGGGAGTTTTTCAGTTGTGGAATGAATTGGGCGAGGACATTCTTAAAAGAGCCGGCTACAACCCCGACATGATGGGCTATCCGCAGGGCCAGGGCAACGTCCGGGTCTCCGGCGGACTGGCAAAATTAAGAATGGGCGCCGGTCTTGTGGGTTTTCGGGACTTGTTCGACAACCGTTCGGTCTCGGTAAAGCGCCTTGGTGTTACGTTACAAAAGCTGATTCAGCAATATCCGGGCTTCAAGATTCAGAGGATAACCAATAAACCGGCTTCGGACCAGTTTTACAACCGCCAATTCGGCAAATATGACGTTGCAGTAGCCGAGGGTATGCTTTCAGATACTCAAAGGGCATTGGCCTACGCCGAGATGTTTGCTATGAAGGAATTGGGCCATAACATGCAGGACCCCGTGCCTATTACGTGGAAGCGGCTTATTGAAGTATCTCCTATCCAGCAGCCGGTGGAACTGTTAAGAGAGGTAGAACAGCAGGAACAGGCCCAATTGGCCGCCCGGCAGCGGCAGGAAAAGCTCAATGAAGCGTTACAACAACTGGCTATTGCCCAGGCCCAGAGCGAAATAGCCCAGAATCAGCAGTTGGCCGAGCAGCAGCGGACGGCGGCTTTGGAGAACCAGACCGAGGCGGCGTTCGACAGGGTAAAGACCGCTGCGGAAATCAACGACTTGCAGAATAAGGGCGGTCTGGAGCTGTTAAGAATGGCGGTAGACCTCGAAAAAGCGAAAATAGGAGCGAAGAAGAGTGCGTAGGCGTGAGTTTGTAAAGTTGATGATAGCGTCAATCGTCGCCCCGCAGGCTATAACCAGGGGTCTGGGCACGCACGATAAAGCGCCTCAGGTGTATGGCGACTTCTACTGCTGGACAGATAATCCGTCGGATGCCGAAATCCGAAGGGTGGTGCGGAAGCATTTTGTCCCTGAGATTAAGCAGTTGCCGTTGAGATATCCGTTCAAGATGTCGAATTGCGCCTTCATAATGACCGAGCCGAATATAGTAAGCCGATCCTGGACGGTTGGCTGGAAATATAAGGACAAACCATGATAACCCACGGTGACTTACAAACATGGTGTACTGAGAATCTTCACAGGAACCTGGAGAAGATCATCAACGCCAAAAGCGGCAGGAAGACTCCGTATTATATTCTTGTTGTTTTCAAGAAAGGATATAATGGCCCTTCGTGTAAAGTTACTGAAACAAAAGAAATGGACTTCAGCCATAAAATAATGATTCATACGCGCATGATTATCACCGACCGACCGCCCGTTATTAGATTGGTGGGTACGGCCCTGTGGCGCGTGGATAATAAAACCGGCGATGTGAGATGTATGTATATCCTTCCGCCGGACAAGCCGGTAATAGGAACGTCGTTCGAGGACGAAAGGCCAAAGACAGT